ATTAAAAATTTTTAATTAATGCTTATCTTAATAATTATTTAATGTTTCAGTATATATACACCCTACAGCCCCTTTTTATGAGTATATATACACCCTACCGCCCCTTTTTATTAGTATATATACACCCTACAGCCCCTTTTTTATGATACTATTGAAATATATTCACATTTATCTTTAATATATATACACCAATAACCAGTATTTCGGGTTTTCTGTTTGTGTATATATGATAAAGATGAAGGTGAATATATTTAATAATATATAATATACAAATTTTCAAATTCTAGATACAGAAATACAATTTATAATGACCAGGAAAAATAATTTAATCGTTAATCTTCCAAATAAATAATTTTCGTGGCCAATAAACTGTATTTTTATATCTAGAATTTGAAAATTTGTATATTATATATACTACTGTAATATATTCAAAATCATCAAGTATTAAAAATATAAATTAAATATTTGACGTGTATATAAATTATTTTTTTAATACTTGATGATTTTGAATATATTACAGTAGTATATATTATATATATCGTCAAATATTTAAATTAGTTTTTTAATTAACCATTCGTCTGAGTCTTCGTCTGTTTCAGTATTTAAATATTTTTCATAGTAGTAGATGTAATTTTTAGATATTTTGAAAAATATGTGTATAATATAGCTTGTATTTTTGTAAAGAAATATTTTCATTTTTAAATTTAAGGGTTTTGTAGAATATTCAACAAAAGAATATAATCTCCCTTTTCTACAATATTTTATTTCTTCTTGTAATGAATAGTAACATAAAAGCCATATATTGGATAATTCTTTTAATACATTATTAAATATCTTTTTGTTTTCTTCCATAATATATATACATATATATATTAAAAATTTTATATTATTTATTTTCTTCTTTTGTAATATTCACAGTTGTTTTTATTTCTGTATTAACTTCTTTAATTACAATTAAGGACATAGTATTCTTTTTTATAGTAAAAGTAGTCTTAGAAGTTTTATATTTAAAAATATATTTGGTCATAGTATATATAATAGGTATAATTATATTGTTATATATTTTATTTTTTCAGTACCGTATTTTTTAAGAAAAAGCTTATTTAGATTTTTAACATTATCTTCTAATTTAGTTGATTCGCCCCATAATATAGCATAACTGAAAAGAGCGGGGCTTGGTATTAAATTCATTATTAGGGCGTATTCTGATTTATTAGCCATATGTCTAGCTATATAATTATTTCTTTTTCCTTCGTCTTGATGGTCTATATATGTAGAACCGTTTTTTAAACCAAAATGAAATGTTTTGCCGTCAGTCATAGTTATTTTATATCTTTTGTTTGCTCTATTGCTTGGTCGTATATCATAAATATAAGTCATAGTAATAATATTATTATATAATTATCTTTTTAATTTATTTTATTTTCTATTGTGTATATATATAAAATTAATAAAATAATATATACTATTGAAAATATAAAAGTAAAATAAAATATATCTTCTAAATCTGTTTGTAATATCATATATAGTTTATGTATATATATAATCATATATTTTTAAAAAGGGAGAATTATAATTTTAAAAAATAAATATCAAAAATATTATAATATACTATATATACTATAATAAAAAAAGTTTTGTAAAAAATAATTAAAAAAAATAATACTCCCTTTTTATAATTCTTCTGTATCTATATTAACAGATTCTTCAACTGTATCTATATTAACAGATTCTTCAACTGTATCTATATTAACAGATTCTTCAACTGTATCTATATTATCAGGTTCAGAAATATAAATTATTGGCTCTGGAGATGGTTGTGGAATATATTCTTTTTTAACACTCTTTACTATATTAATAGGTTCAAATAAAGTTGTAGGAATAATAACGGGTACAATTTCTGGAGGTGTTATAGGTTCTGGTTCTGGTATTTCTTCGGGTATATTAATAATAACAGGTTCATAATCCATTGGTTCGGTATTATTTTCTTTTGATTCTTCAACACCGTCAATAACATTTTCCCATAAACTCTCCCAACTCGGTGGAGTTTCAGATGTTAAAGAATCATAGATATTAGTCCTTAATGGTAAATCAATTTTTTTAATATCTATTGATTTTTCAAATACACAAACTCTTGAAGGGGTTTTAAATCTTCTATTCTTGACAATCATTTTATATACATAATAATATATATATAACTTTAAAAAAAAATAATTAAGCCTGAATCATTGAAGATTTTTCAAAAATATCATTTAATGACTTTACAGAATTTGATTTTTTAGAATTTTTAGTTTTCTTATTTACAGGTTTTAAAAATTCTTCTCTTACTAAAATTGGTTTATCAGGTGTTGACATATTACCCCCTATGGTTTCAGGAACTTCTTTATTATCGTCGTCCAAAACATACTTTTGAAGCTCTTTCGGCGTGGTTAAAAGCTCTTTTTCGGGTTCTTTAACATTATCTTTTGATTTACCCTTAAATTTATAACTTCTACTTTTTTTAACCTTTGGTGGTTCCGGTTGTGGTAATAAAACAGGAGTTGGAGGCGGCGTTGGAGATGATAAAACCGTTTCAGGTTCTACAATTTTAACACGCTTAGATTTAACAACCCGTTTAACTTTTGGTACTTCAACTAATAATATTTCAGTTTCTGTTTTAGGTTCAGAATCTGTTTTAGGTTCAGTATCTGTTTTAGCGGCCTTTTTCTTTAAATAATACATCTTAGCCTTTTCTCTTTTATATTCCAAAAAATTAGGGTTTTTCTCTTTCATTTTTTGATAATATATTTTTCGTTGTTCATTGACTTTCTCTTTATTTTCAACTCTATATTTTTGTGTCGCACGTTTCTGTGCTTCAGTATATGAACTGTATTTAACAATTACTTCGGGTTTAATCTCTAAATCAGATTGTGTTTTATCTTTCATTATATATATAAATATATACTATTCTTTAAATTATTTATTTATTCTTTGATATATATTTAACATCGACTGACATTTTAACTAAATCAGCTTGACCTTTTTCACTTTCTGAGCTTATACTTTCAATAGGTTTAATTACATCTATTTCTTTACGTAGGCTAGGATCAGATGATTGGAAAAAATGTTTTAATATATACTCATTCTTTTTCCAATCTACGGCTTTATTTAAATCTTCAAAATAATCTAAAAACATTCCAACATCCAAATAAATATCTCCCGACCTTTTCGGGTAAGCATTAATATAATGTCCAAGGGCTAGACAATAAAAGCCACAAGCATTATTCATAAGGCTTTGAACATCTTTATTTGTATAGGGTAGATATTTATTAAAACTTTTTTGAACAGCAGCTTTAATACTTTCAGAAGGTGGAGCGCCATAGGGATCAAAGAATATAGGGGCGTAAGCCTTATTTTTATATTCTCCAATTTGTAAATAAGTCCAATGAGTACCGCTATTATCGTTTCCTTCTTCGTCTATACTGTCTTGAAGATTGATAATATAAGCTTTATTTGGTTTTAATTGTTTTGGTAGTTCGTCTTTAAAATAAACACCTTCTAGGGGAATATCCATCCGTTCAGCTAGGTTAATAATTTGAGATTCTGTAAGCATTATGTATATTATATATATAATAATATGTTTTTATATATTTTTATTAATTAGAGAAATATATATATTATAAAAAATTGTTAATAGAAATTTTCGCCAGGGCCTTGTTCGTATTTCTGATATTGTGGAGGGAGTGAAAATTGAAAATGATAATTAGCGCTATAAGGTTGAGATTGTAGCGCAGGGGGTAAATACTGTACAAATTTACCATTTTGACCAACTCTCGGTGCATCCAATTGACCATCAGCAAACAGGCCACGACCAACATATAACCCACGCCCAGCGTAAAGCCCCACACCTCTACTTATAGGCGCATATGGTTCATCGTAATAATCTCTTAAAGCAGCAGCTTCTTTACGCCCTCTAACTGATTGACGTTCATAATCAGCCAGTTTATCATTAGCTTCATAATAACCAATACCAGCGTCGGACAAAACTTTAGGTACAGGCCTTCTTCCCATTCCTTTAATTTGTTTTTGTCCTTCTTTATTAGCATAAGAACCAAGTTGCTTACCAACTATACCAGCAGCGGGTGCAAGTTCGGGCGCACCTAAAGCAGTTACAGCACCAGCCATTAAACCAGGTAGCATTTTAGTACCTTCTTTAAGGGCTTCAGATGCAGCAAGCTTAAGACCAGGCTTAGCAAATTTATAAGCGGTTTTAAGGCCAGGAACAACAACTTTTTTACCAACCCGTCCAAGTGTTCTACCAGCCTTTTTAAAACCCCGTTTTATTTTACCAAAAATACCACTTCCAGCCATAGAAGGTGGGAGTCCTTTTTCATCCATTACTTTTGACAATTCTTCACGATTTTCTTCAATCATTTTATTTGCGTCAATTTCTTCAGGTGTTAATTGAACATCAATAGCTTTTGATTTACCAAAAGACCGTGAAATTCTATCATACATCATAGGATTAACAACCAAAGAACATCCTGTACCCTTCTTAACTCTTACTTTATGACCGTTTCTAAGTTTAGATAACTGTCGTGGACTTGCTTCAATATCAATTAAATACATCTCTTAATAATAAGATAATGTATTATTCCTTTAAACTATTTGTTATAATTATTATTATTAATAATTACTTAATGGAAAGAAATATAAATTTTTAAACTCTAGCACCAGTAAGAGCATCTACTTTAAGTTGAGCACCGTGTTCAATAAAGACATAAAAGTCGTATAATTTACCACCCGGAGGGAGTTGCCCTTGAATAAATACGGATTTAGGAACCAACTGTTCAACAGGAAGCATCCGTTCAAGATTTACGTAATAATAACAGTATAAAGATTGCCAGTCTCTGAAATTAATTAATGCACTTGTTAGACCATCAGTGAGACCACCATTAACAGAATTTTGACCGTGAGTCTGATTATGATACTGTTCAAAAGTATAACGTTCAGTATTATAAATTGCGTTCTGACCACTTACTTGCACATTAAAGTTATTAATCTGAACCATTGGTGCAGTAGTTCCACCACCCGCACTATCAAAAGGTGATTGATATTGAGCCACCGGAAGGTGGTTATTTGTCACACCTGGTGATAAAAAGGGAATAACAAGAATACTTTTAATGTTCGCTATACCATTTGTGATAAGTCTATTAAATACACCTGAAACACTGTCAACTTGATATTGATACACATCTGAATATTTAATAGTTTTAACCGGTGATGATAGATATGCCTGTTCGAATGGTGGATTGAATGTATAAGCAGGGATATACATCAATACAGATTGAGCGCCCGAACTTGCAGCGCCACCCGTTGCAGCATTAGCCAGCGGTGATAATATTTTACCACCAACAGACAAATCAGCGTAATAACCAAGGGTACTACTTGCCGCAGCACAAATAGGAGCACCACCACTTGATAGAGCAGGAATATATTGAGATAAAATTAAATCCCCAGGAGCGTAAGTCGCAGCAGCACCAACACCAGATGCGTAAGCACTTGCAACCATAAAAGGACAGACGCCACCAACAGGAACTGATACAGAAGTTAAAAACAATTTACCCGCAACTGCTTCAACACCCGTTGCAGTGGCTACAGTCATACCAGTAGTAGATATGGTTGCAGAAGCATTATTTAAATTCATTGTCATTTTCATATATACACCTTTAAGCAAAGGAATTCTATCAAAAAATGAATGAATATGTTTAAGATATACTGTGGCTAGTATTACGTGTTGTACATATCCACGTTCTCCAGCAGTAGCAGTTCCAATACGACCAGTAATATAATTTTGCCACATTTGTTGTGTAGTTCCAAGAGGTAGTAAATTTAAACTATGTGGTGATGCATTAGTAGAAGCAATTGCAGCAACAGACGCACAAGGATCATAAACAGTATATCTCTGACGCATCAATAAACCCACATTGCTAGAACTTTGACCCAAAATTGAAGAAACCGGGGTGAATGAATTAGGCCTAAACTCAGAAGGCCAGTCGGGTAGGGTTAAATTATTACAAACGCCCTGACCATCGGGTGAACTTGCAGTATTGTCACCAAAAGACCAGGAAGTTGAGGTATCTGGATAAAAACCAATATGAGCACCCTGAGTTCGCACATCGTCCCACGACAAACTTGTTAATAATTTGAATGTATTCCACATATTAATAAAAGGGGTTTGTTGAATGATTGTTGTACCGTTATAATCTACGGTAAAAGAGTGAATAATTTGACCAAACCAATTTTTAAGCCCAATAACACCAGATGCACCGGCATTAGACGCAGCGCCATTTGAATTATGACCAACAAAAGTATCCGTTTGGCCTAAAGTCACTAATCCTGTTGGATAATTATCACCACCAAAAGTCATAACACCATTTGTACCAACACCGGAGCCAGAAAAAGTTAAAAGTAGGGGAATTTGGAGATACGCTTCACGGTACGACATCCATTTATTACTATTTGATAACTGTGAAGTATCAATAATACTCTGATTTGATGTATAATTTTGACTTTGATTATCCATTATATTAAGCCAATCCTTTCTCACAAAAACATTTGGAGACCCTTCGGTCTCGCTTGACAGGTCGTAAACCAATTTATCACAACTCATTTTATTTATTACATTTTTATATAAATATCTTCTTAAGTGATTTTACTTAATATACCAAAATTTGGTATATTAACTAATAAAAAAATTATATACTAAAAGCAATAGGCTTGCGTTTAGGGCCACTATCGGGTGGTTTAATCATTAAATTTGATAATTTTGAAGAGATTTGTTGAAGTCCCAAACCTTCAGATTTTTTACGGTTTTGTTTTTTCATAACTTTACTTAAGGGAGTATTATTTGTTGTATGTAGATATTCAGGAAGACCGCCCATATAAGACGATTGACCACCCATACCACCGTCCAATAATACGGTACCGCCTGAAATACCACATCCTTTAGCACGTTTAGTTAATGTATCAAAACCAAAACCCCTTGAAGGGATATAAAAAGTATTATGTCGCATATTAAATATTATCATATATAATCAAAACCTTATGTTAATTATTATTTTTTTCTATCATTAATAAATTTTTGTATCCTAAAAGAGATTTATTGATGTTTTCAAGTGAAGACAATTTTTTACTTTGTATTTTATCATTTTTATCAAGTTCTGACTTTTGTCTTAATGTGTTAAAAATTTGTTGTCTATCTCTATCTATTTCAGATAACAAATTATTAATTTTGGTTATTGTTATTTCTTGTTGAGCCATATATATTATATAATATATATAGTAATGAAATATTTAAATGGTTTTCAACCACCTAAGGTCAGTTTTCAACCACCTAAGGTCAGTTTTCAACCACCTAAGGTCAATTTTCAACAACCTAAGGTCAATTTTTATGAAGCGTTATAATTTTCTTCTTTATTTTTAATAGTTAAAATAATAGTCATATTTGGATCTCTTATATTAATAGGTGATTTATCAGACCCCAAAAAGTTTAACCGTAATTCATTATAAGTACCGTCAATCAATTTAGCCCAAGAATAATTAGGAGGACGTTCGCTTATTAATTCTCCAACTGATACACTTGGATTAATAGCGTATATAATTGAACTTGGTGAGGAATATGGATTATTAATATTTGATAAACTTAGATAAATAGAACCATTTGGTTGTACTTGTGGTGAAATATCTGAAAGATAAGATAAAGTTCCAGCGGCGTCTTTAGCTATTAAACTTTGTCCACCTGGAGGAAAATATGAATTATTAAGATTATCAGCAGTTCCAAATGGAGAACTATAACCCAATAAAGTAGTTAAATTTGCCAATACTCCAAATATAGCATTTTGAGTCGTACCAGGCCATCCAGGAAAATTACCAGGAACGGTAGCGCCGGTTGGTAAAGATGTAGGTATTAGAAAAGTATTAAGTTGTACAGCATATCTTGACGGATTAACCAATAATTCAAACGGATAATAATTGGTACCTGCAATAGTCCAATAATACCCGTTTGCAATACAAGTGAATTGAATCAGATTATTTAAATCTTTAACTTCATAAATTCCGTCAGGAATAGTGACAGTGATTGTAGTTTGTCCAGGCCAGGTAATTTGAAATTTATTATTATCTAATATTGTTGATATATTGTACCAACTATAATACATAGAAACAGACGAAACGGCTATATAATGGTCCTTAAATAATACAGAATTAGGAAATTTATAAATTAACTTATTATTCTGTCCATCTTGGACTAAATTAGTTTGATTTAAAACGATAACAAACATTTTTTATATATTCTCTTTATATGTGTAATTCTTTATATATTATTTTTTATAATAAATTTTTTGCCTAGCTTCTCTAAGATTAGTATAAATTTTAGGCTTACTTTTTTTATATATACCTGAACCAATTATATGAGAGCTAGGGTCTAAATTAACAGGTACATCAGAACCACCAAAATAAAAAGGCGGTTGAAATGTATTTGAAGTCATTTGAGGTATAAAAGAATTTAAATTTTCTAGTTTTGGATGATACAGATTAGGAGTACTCATAGTATTAATATTTATAAGTATTGTAGCCCTTTTAAATCATTTTCAATAACCGAAGGTTATTTTCAATAACCGAAGGTTACTTTCATATTATTTTTTTTAATCTTATATAAATAGTTATAGGTAGTGTATATATTTTATTAATTCTTTAAATGATTATTAAGCAGGGGTAAAAAAGGAGTATTATAATTTTTAAAAATATTTAGCCTACTTATAACTAAAAAAATAATTTGGACTTTTAAATTAACTATACTATTTTAAATTATAATCCTCCCTTTTTGGAAATATAAGAATACTATCTATAACTTTTATAAAAAAAAATAAGTAGTATATATAAATAGATTAATAACCTAATGAAAGTAAATCAGACAATAGTTCATCAGCTTGTGCTTTAGGTAATAAACCTTGTGTTTTAAGCTTAAGAACCAATATTTTAAAATTCTTTACTAAGGTCTTACTATCATTACCGCTTAATATCTGGCCTTTCATAACTTCAAAATTATGTATATCTTTTTCTGTTTGGTCTTTAGATGGTGATGGAATACTTAATTTATCTGAAAGTTTGGTTTTTTTAGAAATTTTATATAAATAGGCTTTTTCTTCATCATCAAGGGAACTCAAAAGTTCGTATGACGGAACACCACCGCCTATAATTTGATTAATTACTTTACTTAGATTTGATGAAACTCGCTTATTTGGATAGCCTATGACAGTACCGCCTTTCATTGTTTTAATAGAAATTATACCATCATTAATTTTACGCCTATTTAATAGATATGCACCAAATGGTACAAAATCAGGTGACGCTTTAATACCAGAGTTATAATCAATACGGGTTTCAAATACTTTTGGTTGTGATATATTACCACCTCTCATTTTACGCCTACCCCTGCGCCTTACACCATTTCCTTTTGATTCTTCTGCCCCTTGTTCTTCTTCAGTATCAATTGTTTCGACTTCAAAGTCAGGGGATAAATTTTTTTTTTTATCATTATATTCTTTTTTTCGTATTTGGCGTAACATTTCAGCTTCTTCCTCAGTTAAATCAAAATTATTAAATAAAGTATTTGGAGAAGGTCTTGAACCAAAATTAGGTACCATATTTAACCCCATTTGAGTCATTAAAGGATTATCTTGTCGTGTTTGAAAAATATGGTCTGTTATATTGTTTATTTGTTCTCGTGTATTTTGTTGTATATCCATTACATTGTCAATATTTAATCTAAAAGTTCCCATTCTTTCTTTCAATGTTTCTAGATTTCTTTCAGGTGTTTGATTTAACCACCTTGACAATTCTTCAATTAATGAATTAACATAAGCACCCGCTTTATTTAATTTTTCTTCGTCTGTTCCACTATATGCTAATGATTTTTTAATTCCAAAAATAATATATTGTATAAATTCATATGAAGGTAAAGAGGCTAAAGAATCTTGAATATTTTTATATTCTCTTAGTAAATCTCTAATAATTTCACTTTCACCTGCGGATAAATTATTTAATACATTTGTTAAATCATTACCCCATTTATTAATAACTGCGTCTGGTGGTATCACTTTCCTAAATTTTTCAAGGTCTCTAATCAATGGAACTAAACCTTCCAAATCCAAATCATTTACCATACCTTCACGGGTTAATAATATTTGTAATTGTCTAATTAATTTATCCAATTCTATACCTTGGTCGAAAGTAAAACGTGGTGTTGAATCTCTAGCCCTTCCAAATACTTCTTTAATTCCAACCATTGATTCTTGTGCATCTAAAAAGTATTTTTCAACAAATTTAAGAGTACCTGCAATATCGTTGAAATCTGCAAGTCCATATTTATATTTTTTTAATAATTCTCTTGTAAATTCTGGACCACGTTGAGCAAAAAATTTTAATAAAGCATTACCGGTATTAAATTTTGATTTCATTAATTCTTGTACAAATGTAGAAGCCATTGTAGGGTTCATAAGGTCTTTTAAATCTTTTATGATTCCTTGTTTTAACCCCTCGACATCTAACATTTTGTCCTCCACTGTACGATTATCAGGAAGTGAAGAAACAGGCGGAATCATACCACTTTCACTAAAAATAAGATTAGCCCTCAAATTTTCATCGTCTAACCTAGCCGTTAAAGCTAAATTTTCCATATATTCGTCCCTGAACCGTCGTTGGTCGTCAACTGTTTTAACTGGTTGTCCACTCATAATATATATTAAATAATATATATTATAATGTTTAAATGGTTTAATTAACCACCAAAGGTAATTTAATAACCACCGTAGGTAATTTATTAATGGTTCATAATCCTGACTCCATAACTAGTATAATCAGATTTAGGAGACATAATTTCATCTACAACTATTTCATTAAATTTTTTTGTTATTTCATCAATTGTATGAGTTTTAAGAATTTTATCACACTTTAGAATCATTTTCTTTCTTTGTCCGTCTGTAAGGTAATCAGTGTGTTTTAATGGATTAATACCCATCTTATTTAAAGCAATTGTTTTAACCCTCATAATTATATTTGCCCTTTCTTCATCTTCAGGGCTTTTATCAGAAACAATAGTTATATTATTAAGTTCCTCTATTTTGGCCGCTAGTTTTCGGTCAGCTTCTTCTTTAGCCTTTCTTCCTTCTTCATCATTGTCTTTTAACAACTGTTCAAATGATGAAATAGCCTCTTTTACATTAGCTTCAGTTGTTTCATTTGGATGCATAATAATGGTCATTGGTTTTTCTGAAATAATATCAAATTCAGTAGGATAAGTATCACTTAATTTATTCATTTATATATATAAGTTATATTCATATCTTTATATTATTTTTTTATTTTTTATAAAAGTTATAGTAGTATATATATCTTTAATTGATTATTAAGCATAGGAAAAAAAGGGAGGATTATAATTTTTAAAAATATTTAGCCTACTTATAACTAAAAAAATAATTTGGACTTTTAAATTAACTATACTATTTTAAATTATAATCCTCCCTTTTATATATACTACCTATAACTTTTATAATAAGTCAATCAAATCATCATTTAAATTTCTAATAGGTGAATTAATATTTAAATTAGGATTCATAGTAGCTATATAGTACCGCTCTCTTATTCTTCCATCTCTTGGTGTTTCAACTTCTAAAAATTCTATAATTTCCATAGTCCAAGAATCCCACCCTCCGTTTAATCTTATAGTTTTATATAAAAGCCTATGATAAGAGGGTTTACAGCGGTTATATGTGTTTTTCTTATGGCTTGCTTTACGCTTACAAAATTTATTCGTAGAACCAATATATAAAAAATCTGTATCTGGTTTAAATATCTTATATATGTAAAATTTCATTAGTATATATAATATAATATATACATTGGTTTAAACGATTACAATTAATCAACATCAATAAGGGGTGAATAAGCTATAACAAGGCTTATACCGTTTTGAAGTTTTAATGTTCTATATTGGTAATTTTCTCTTTTAATAATTTCGGGTGATATTTGTCTATACCTTAAATATTTAGGCTTTATATCAACGACCAAGCCGTCGTATTGATGTTTTATTAACCATTCAATAGCCTTAGTCGTTGTCCATAACTTCTTATCAAATAATACACTTTGAACAACTGAACCATATAAGTTTTTCAAATGTCCGCCTATAGCCTGTCTAATAACTCCAGCTAGGTCAGTCACATTATTCATTATTGATTTTACGTTATCACTAATATAGTCACTATTGTCTAATATTTCCGCCGTATGTTGTTTGATAAAATCATAATCTTCTTTATTACCTATTCCACTAAATTGCAATAATGATAATATAAAGTCTTGACAGTTATTAAACATACCATCATAATTAAAAAACTTGTAATCACCTAAACCTCGGCGGGCATTATTTAACATCTGATTTATAGTAATATTTCTATTACCTCTTGTTATGGTTTTAGATTCATCGTCTGGAGAACTTGTAAATTTATAATCCATATTAATAAGTTCGTTTTTCTCTAATAAAACCTTTCCATTAATAATTATTGATAGGTGAAATAATTTGTCGTACGGTGTTGACTTAAGACGCTCTGCAATATTCTTTTTAGTCAATAAATTAATAAACGATGTAATATAACCTTTTAAAGGGCTTCGTCTAATAACTATACTCTTAATAGGTTCATTACCTACGGCTTTTAATATTTTTTGAACCTTAGTGCTGTAAACAACCCTTTCCCTCTTTTTACGGTCTATATAGCTTCTATACTTTTTAAATAGGTAATCAGTAATTATATTTTTACCAATAATTTGCTTTTGATAAAAATATTTATTATAATCTTCTGTTGTATAATATTCTTTTTCCAATCTGATATTTAATTTATAAAGTTTTTCGGCTATTGAACTTTTTATTTTACCATTAACAAAATATTTAGTAGGTAGTTCCAAATCCTGCTTACCCTCGGCTTTAAAAATATATGGTAAGTTTTCATTAGTTTTGGCCGTTTTTGATTTATTGCGTGGTTCTGATTTAACAGGTTCAGAAATATTTTTTACCTCTGGTTTATCAACGGTTGAAATAACTGCTTTTTCATCAGCGTTAATATTCAATTTTATAGTTGTAAAGGGCTTACCTTGTCTATGGAAATAAATTTTAAAATACTTGTTATATATAACCCCCAAACGGTCATATTTATCTTTAATATCCTCGGCTTTTTCTGTTATTTCGGCTTGTCTGGATTTTGGTAATTTATTGAAACCGTGTAAATTTAATAGTCGTGTATATTCTTTCTTAAAATATTTCAGTTTATAGGATATACCCCTAATTTTAAAGTCCAAATCATTGTCGCTAATATCACTATCAAATAAAAAACCTAAATCTTTGTAATCTTTAAATTTATCTTCATTTAATTTATATTTACCAAAATCACCATATTTACCAGATTTAAGGGCCTCAAACTCTGTTGCCTCTCTATAACCTTCCGGAATTTCCCCAACATCATAATATGGCTTTAATATTATAGGTTTTTTATCTGCTTCTGGTTTTAGTTTTCGTTGTTTTCTTTCTGTTGTAAGTATATTATCATTATATTTTTTAATATCGGCTTCAGTTGTTATATCTATACTTTTTAATTTCTCTATATGTTTTTTAGTATTAATATGTCTAGTAATTTTAGTTTTATCAGCAAATGATATATCACAAGCTTTACAAATATATTTATGTTCTTCCAATATAGCACCTCCAATAACATCAGACTTTGTTATTTTATAATTAGTAATCAATAACTCATTTATTTTACCCTTTCTCATACCCCCTAAAACGGGATTAGCATATTTGGTATTAACGTTATAAATATTAAACTCTTTAAATAATTCTCTGTTTTCATTGCTATCATCTAAAGAAATTAAAAACTTACCTTTTATTGATTTTACTAAATTATAAAATTCATTATAATCTATATCAAAATTTTTGTAATGTTCAGTAGATGAACCACGATAAGGCGGGTCTAAATAAAAAAATGAATTTTCAGTATTATAATCTTTAATTACTTTTTTATAGTCAGTATTCAAAATTTTAACATTTTTCAACCTATTATGAAAATTTTGTTTTAAATTTATAGAAGAACGTGTATTATAAGTTCTACCTTCTCCAAAAAAAGATAATTTATATAATAGTAAAGAACGAATAAATTTATTAAAATCTGTTGTAGGTTTAGATTGTTTTATTTTATAAAATTTTTCTTTAGTATAATTACCGTCTATAGCTTTTTTAATTTCTTCAAAACTGTATTTTTTATAACC